TGCAATAGTCCATTTAAGTTTGCTAAAGAAGTAATGTCAAATGATGAAGATACTAAAGATATTATGTTTGCTTACTTATTTAAACTTAAATTAAAAAAGAGATATAAAGAAATAAAATGAGACAGTTTATTGAAGAATGCTTAACACCCAATTATAAAATTCACTGGTTAGATTCTATTTACTTTGATCCTGTATTACTTAACAATATACAGATGTATGTAGCAATTAGTGACAGTAGACTATTAAGAATATGATACTAAGAAAGTTTAATAATATGTATCCTAGAACACTTTGGATAGCTATAGTAGAGAGTGAGGAAGATATACAGTTTCTATGCAAGAAGTTCTCTATATTAGAGATTACTCCAGAATTCAATAAGATACTAGAAAATGCTCAAGATGCAATGACCAATGCTTATCATGATGATGTAGTAGCTGAATGTAGACCTGTTATTCAAAACTTTAACTATTTTACTGGAATACTGTGTATAATATATAAGCCAGAGTTAGTAGATAGTGCTAACATAGCCCATGAATCTGTTCACATTTCTGACTATTACTTTGAAATTACAGGTATGAATAATGAAGATTTTTCAACTGGTGGCAATGAAGGATATGCTTACTTAGTTGGTTGGGTTGCTGGATGTTTTGTTAAAGTAATGAAAGAATATGGAAAGACAAAGTAAAGAAGATTCATTAGCTCTATGGGAGTTTGAGAAGAACAATACTAAACGATTAGGTTCTAATATCAGCGAAGAGTTAAGGGAATTAATGGAAGTTGCGGATAAGAAGATAAATGACTATTCGTTAACATATAATGAATTTCTAGATGACATTCTAGAAGGTTTAGCTAAACTAAAAGACACAGATAATATTGAAACTAGGCGGTTACAGATAAAAGGATTGTACAACTGTTTAACTAATAAGTATATTGAAGATGGAGAATGATGGTAAGAAATATGATTGTGGTAAAGTAAGAATGGATCTAGTTCCATTAGATGTAGTTGAGAATATTGGTAAGGTACTTACTTATGGAGCTCAGAAATACTCAGATAATAGTTGGCAAAATCTTCCAGATTTTTGGAAAAGATATAAAGCAGCATTACTAAGGCATCTTACTGCTATAGACAAAGGAGAATTAATAGATCCTGAAAGTGGACTACCTCATATAGATCATGTACTTTGTAATACGGTATTCTTAGATTGGGGATTTCATCATGGTAAAGCGATTAGTATTAACACAAAAGATATTGAACAATTGAAATTTAAAAAGTTAGATTACTCAGTAAAGAAAGAAGACGGCACAGAAGAGATTAAAAAATCTGAAGGTAAGTTGCCTATTAGAGCTACTAGTAGCAGTGCAGGATTAGATCTATATACTACTCGTATTACTCAAGAAGTAGATAATAGTGGCAAGTTAGTACTAGTATATCACACTGATATTGCTGTAGAAATTCCTGAAGGATATGTTGGATTTATCTGTATGAAATCATCTATCTCTAAAAGATCTATTATTATGTGTAATGGTATTGGAGTGATTGATTCTGATTATCGTGGAGAGTTAATGGCTAAATTTAAAGTAACTACAGATGCTATTCCTACAGTATATACTACAGATGAACCATTTGCTCAGTTAGTCATTGTTCCTTGTTCTATGTTAGAACCTACTTTGGTAGAAGAATTGAGTGAAACAGAAAGAGGAGAAAAAGGATTCGGAGAAGCTACAGCAGAACAAAATAATGAAATTAAAGAAGTAAAAGAATAATTATGGAAAATCTAGATATTACAATTATTCCTGTAAGTGCATCAGGTGTTGGAAATTTTATTGAAGTTCGTATTAATGGTATGTTATATAGAACAGAGATTGTGCAAGGTGAATTTACAGAAGATGTAATGAAACAATCTATGGAGAAACTAATGCCTACTATTCCTACTGAACAACAGGAACCTGTAGAATTAAAATTTTATCAGCTATTAGATGCTATTGCAAATACTAAAGCTGAAGAAGAGTATAGAGCTCAGCATCCTGAGGAGTTTATGCCAGAGAATTTTGAACCCAGTGTTGAAGAAGTAACTGATGAAATTATTTGATATAAATGGTGGTAAAGTAGTAATACACCCTGACGCTTTGGGTCTCCCATTCTTTAAAAAGTTATGGGAGGCCGATAAGCCAGATAAAACACAAGCTACAAATGTAATAAGTTATATAGTACTTATGTGGTATTTTAAATCTCCATATGTACTTCAGCTAGAACCAGATATCAGAGAAAAGAAACTTAAGCAGTTATACTTTGGTGATGAGAATTATAATCTTACAGTAGAAGAAAAGTCTTGTGAAGATGATTATAAGAAGCTAATATACACTAGGAATCTGAGGATGCTGGATAGTATGAGAAACAAAGTAGATACTATTAGTAAGTATTACGAAGATTCTCTAGAAGAGCAATTGGATGAAAAGAAGATTAAAGATCTATTAGCTGGTATGGAAAAAGTAAAAGCTACTTTTCAAACGCTAGATTTCCTCGAAAATGCAGTTAAAGCTGAAGAAGTTAGTACTACTAAAGTACGTGGAGATGCTCAGATTAATCCTTATGAATTAGCTTAATTTGTGCAAATTATACACAAGTTTATAACAATAAATTAATAGGTACGTTATATGAATATAAATAAAGAAACTATGAAGAAAGTACTTGATTTAACAAAATGTAATAGCACTGAAGAGATTTGTGATGTGCTTGAGAAAGAAATTGATAACAAACAAAAAGCAAATAAAGCAGTTAAAGAAGCTAGTGAGTCTTTGATTGAAGAATATAAGAAAGAAGCAGTAGCTGAACCTAAGAAGAAAGGTATTATCAAGCGTACTATTCATTGGCTAAAGAGTTTGTTTAAGAAATAATCTCGTTGAACTGATAGAGAGGTCTGACAGGGACAGACATTAAATATTCCCTGGCATATTGCCCTATGGTGTAGTGGTAGCACGAGAGGCTCTAACCCTCTAGGTCCGGGTTCGATTCGGTGGTAGGGCGACTAATTAAAATATAAATGTTATGGATAATAAACCAAAAGAAGATAAACTAATGGTTATTACACTTGATAACTCAAATCCAAAATCTAAGATATATTGGAAAGAAGAAGATTATAATATCTTTAAAAAGATGTGCGATGATTTAATAACTAAATATTTTGGTGATACTATAAATTATCCTTTAGATATGCTTACTTTAGAAACAGAAGAAAAAGTTGAACATAATCAAAAAACTTTGGAAATATCATAACTATGATTGACTTCTAGAAGAAAATAATAAATAGTGATAAGTTTAGAACTCCGGCTTTAACATTCTTAAAGACCGGAGCTTATTGTTAGTACCCAATTGGTACTACTGAATATTACACATATTGGGACAAATAGAGAGATCGTTGCATTAATGGTTATACCGCAGAGGATGGAGATTACATCACTGGGTATAACTATTTTTATATTAACTTTTGTCCTATTCAACGTATTGTGCATGAAATAAAAAATAAACCAGACGGTACTACAAAAGTAATAAAAAAACGTGAATTATAGTTCCCAGACTTCTACGATTACGATTACTTTTTTTTCTAGGCTATGTAGGAAGCTGAAGAGCAAGGTAAACATATGTGTGTACTTAAGTCACGTCGTAAAGGTTATTCATATAAAAATGGTTCAATGGCTTGTCGTAACTATTATCTATTGCCTGGTACTAAGACGTATATATACGCTTCTAACAAGTAGTATCTTACTGAAGATGGTATTCTTACTAAAGCTTGGGACTATATGGACTTTATAGATAAGCATACAGCTTGGGGTAAGAAGCGATCTGTTAACAGTACTATGCGTAAACGAGCTGGATTCTGGACTAAGGATGAATTTGGTAAAGAAGTAGAAATGGGTTACAAGTCAGAGATTATTGGTGTTACTTTGAAAGATAATCCTGATATAGTACGTGGTAAAGCTGGTAAATTGATTATATTTGAAGAAGCGGGTTCGTGCCCAGAATTAGGTGCTGCGTGGTAGATTGCTAGACCATCTGTAGAACAAGACGACGTAGCTTTTGGTACAATGATAGCTTTTGGAACAGGCGGTGATGAAGGTAGCCATTTTGAAACATTGAAAGACATGTTTTATAATCCAGATGGATATAACTGCTTAGGATTTGATAATATATGGGATGAACATACTAGTAACAAAAAATGCGGTTTTTTTATTCCACAGTATACTAATAATGATATTAGAGATGAAAAAGGAAACCGTCTTTACATGGATAAAGATGGAAATACATTACACAAATTAGCTCTAGAATATACATTATCTGAACGTAGAAAAGTAATAGAAAATGCTACTAATACTAATACTATAGATAGATATGTAGCTGAAAGATGTATTACTCCACAAGAAGCGTGTCTAGAATTTGGTGGTAATATATTTCCTAAAAAAGAACTATAGTGGCAATTAGGACTTATTCGTACTAATACTTAGTTATAGAATCATAAACAAGTAGGTGATTTAATATTTGACGAATCTGGTAGTATCAAATGGATACCTAAGAAACATGGCGATGTTACTAAGTATCCACTTAGTAAAGACGATGATCCTACTGGCTCAATAGTTATATGGGAACATCCAGCTAAAGATGCAACAGCTGGATTATATATAATAGGTGTAGACCCTTATGATCATGATTAGTCTGGTACTAATTCATTAGGATCATCTATTGTAT